AGTTAGCACCGCCCAAGCCCAAGAAATCTTCGAGGCACTGGACGTCACCGAACTTGACGACACCCAAGTCGCTGCCCTCATTGAAGCCGTCCAAGATGCACCCCAAGAAATCCGTGAAACCTTTGAGGAAAACGTGGACATCTTCAAGACAGGTTTAGACACCTATGTCCCCGTCGGCTCCAACATCCCTGTCGGTGCGCGCCGTACCTTGGTCGCTATCGGAGCCGTTCTGACCATGCTCCCACCACCTACTAGAATACGACCTTGATGAAGAAAGTACTTACCTACCTCGTCGATAACGCATGGACCTGGGCAGGTACAGGCATGGTCCTCATCACCCTCTCGGGTCCTACCTTACGGCAGGCAACCCTGATTACGGGGTTCACTATTCTGCTACATTCGGTAATCACTCTCGCACAGAAAGACTCTGACTAATGGAAAAGTTGAAGAACATCATCTTCCGCATCTTCGCCCTGTTCGGCTCCTCGGCTCTTGCCGCAGTCGCTGGTGGCGCAATCATCGGAGTCGAACTCTGGAAGTCAGCCGCCCTCGCAGGCGTCATGGCATGCGCCCAGGTGGTTGAGAAGTTGCTCCGCTTCAGCGTTGACGGCTCCCTGACCAAGGAAGAAATCGAAGCAGCGTTCTCTGGTGCAGGCGCACCGAAGAAGAAGGATGAGGCGACCGCATAATGGCGAAGGTGGACATCGCCAAACTTCCCATCATCAAGGTGAAGTTATGCTCCCACCTCAAGAATGTGGAGCCAGGTGAACTTGACCCAAGTCTTCTTCGCAAGATTGAAGGCAAGGGTCAGTTGCATCATTGTGCGGCTGACGCATATGAGGCGATGGACGCTGCCGCTAACGCAGAAGGAATTGACCTCAGCCCGACTAGCCCAGCGGACACATATCGCTCGCTTGCGGTTCAGGAGTACGGGTTCTTCCAGCGATACACCGACAACCCGAAGCCAGCCTTGATGAAGCAAAAGCCTCGCATCTACAAGGGCAAGGCTTGGTATCTGAAGAAAGGTCAAGCGCCGATGGCGGTGCCTGGTTCTAGTCAGCATAATTACGGGGTGGCTGTAGATATTGCTAACGCTTCTGGTGCACGACTTGAGTGGCTTGCAAAGAACGCTGTGTCATTCGGGTTCTCATGGGAAGTCCTCCCGTCAGAGCCGTGGCATCTGCGTTACGTTGCAGGCGATGATGTGCCTGAGCGAGTAAAAGCGTGGAAGGAATCGAAGGGAGCCTGATGTGGATTCGGGCTGGGCTGTCTTTCTTAGTGCTGTTGTTGCTGGTGCTTTTTCTGTCCTAGTCACCGTCATCCAGAAGTTCAAGAAGGATAATGCGTCCGACCATGAGGTCGTGATGGGCATGTTGAAGATGGTGTACAAGAAGCAGGGCAACGTCGAGGACAAGATTGACCGTGTCGATTCCAAGTTGGATAGACACATCGAAAATCATCACTGACGAATCGCAAAACGGTTTGATGGGCTGCTATCGTCGCAGTCCCTATGACACCCGAAACGCTATACGCAATACGGAAATATTTGGTCCGAGCCAGAGTCGCAGGACACACCGAAGAGGACGAATTTTTCAGAGCCTTACAGGAACTGGACCGCGCAATCATCGAATCGAAACAGCGTCGCACCCAACTGGTAGCCTGACCACATGGAGCAAGGGAACCGCTACCCCATCGTCATGGTCACATGGGCAGACACCCACATGTCTGACGGCGGATGGCTCGAACTCAAAGACTACGAAGATGACGGCGAGTGCATCGTCAACTCAGTCGGCTTCCATATTCCTCTCGGTGAACCAGGCTCAAAAGACCAGCACGTCACACTCTGGCAGACCCTGTGCAAGGGTGAAGGAATCCACGCAATCCATATCCCTGTTGGCATGGTGCGTGACCTGAAAATTCTCCAGGATTTTTAGTTGACATACGGTATCACCCTCGTGTAGGGTGGTTGGTGAAGGACAACGAAGGGAGCAACGCATGAAGCGTTACCGCATATCCAAACCAACACACGGCGAATCAGATTGGTTAGCCGTCCGATTCTGGGACGAACAGAAACGCAAGCGTGTTTCTGCCTCAGCGGTCGCCGCAATCTACGGGCTACACCGATTCGTACCCACCGACCAATACGCCGCAGAACTGTTAGGTGACATACCCCCCGCACCTATCGCACCAACCTGGGCAATGACACGAGGCAACGACCTCGAACCGTTGTGCATCAAGTGGGCTATCGACCGCACAGGAATCAACTACGAAACCCCAGAGGAAATGTTCGTAGCGGAATCCGATGACGGGTCATCCCGCATGATTGCCACACTCGACGGCTTCTATGAGGACGGCGACACCCGACAGGTACTCGAAATCAAGACCCTGTCCCAGCCGTTCGACGGAGAACTGTTCGACTATTGGCGAATCCAAGGAATCCAGCAGGCAATCTGTGCGGATGTGGACCACATCACTTGGGGAATCTTTGACTCCACGATGGCGTTCCATATCGTAAGACAGGATGTATCCGCTGATGAGAAGGCAGAACACGTCGAAGCCGTATCCAAATGGTTGACCTGCATCGACCTAGGCATCACACCCGAAGGAGTCAACTGGTCCTATGAAACCATTAGCACACGCTATGCGAAACCTGAGCCTACGACTGTCGAACTACCTGCTACGGCTGAGGATTTGGTTGCACAACTAAAGCACGTCAAACGAGAACTCAAGGGACTGAATGAACTTGAGGACAAACTGAAAGCAGAACTGTGCGAACTGATGGGGCAGAACGAGTACGCCACCGTCAACGGAACCATCATCGCCACATGGAAGGGACGAACCTGGCAGTCCCTTGACATCAAGACACTCAAGGCGATGGAGCCAGACATCGCCAACAAGTACAGCAAGCCAGTCACCACACGCACATTGCTCCTGAAAGGGGAGAAGTAATGGAAAACACAGAAACAAACACAGCGCTACGCGCCATCCTTGACAACTACGGTGTGCCCGACCCGAAGATTGTTGGCAAACTCCCACGCGGAGGAACCCAACTCGACTTCGTCGGTCACGCAGACATCACCAAAATCCTCATCGAAATAGACCCGATGTGGTGGTGGGAACCAGCAGGCTGGGACAACGGACGCCCCGCCATTCACGTCGTCAACGGCATGGCAGTCATGTGGGGTCACCTCTATGTTCATGGCAAACAAATGCTCGGTGTCGGCACAGTCAAACACGACAAGCCCGACCTCGACAAAGAACTCGTCGGAGATTTCCTTCGTAACGCCGCAATGCGATTCGGTATCTGCCTGTCGCTGTGGACGAAACAGGAATGGGAAGGACAAGAAGTAGCGGGGAAGGCGCAGGGAGTTATCCCGTCCTCGGGCTTGCGCACAACTGGTAAAGCACAAGTACCTACGCCTTCACCCGTGACCGCAAACACCGCACTCAGCAAAGAACAGTTGGACCAGTTCTTCGCCGCCTGTGCGAAAGCATCCATCCAACCATTGACTGTCGCAAAGAACGCGGGAGTCGACCTGGATAAAGCCACCGCCGAGGACCTCGCCAAGTTGCGTGAAGCGTTCAACGAACTCAAAGCGTTCAAGGATGGTGAGTGATGCCAGCGAAACGAACCGTTGACCCCACAGGCAAGGACCGTTCAACCAAGATGATTGCCCTGCGTATCACCACCGCACAGGCTGACACGATGCAACGTCTCTGCCAAGAACGCGGAATCTCGCGGTCTGCGCTCATCCGTCAACTGCTACAGAACGAGGTGAGCCGTGGCTAACCGAAGCAAAATCATTGGCACACGATTCGAAACCCTCATCGCCCGCTACCTACAAACCGCAGGCTTCCCCCATGCTGAGCGTCGCGCACTCCAAGGCGCACTCGACAAGGGTGACATCGGTGGATGCGGACCGTTGGTGTTCGAATGTAAAGCGGCGAAACGTCACGAACTGTCCTCATGGATTGAGGAGACTGTGTCGGAAACCCGCAACGCGAACGCAGACTACGGCATCCTCGTTGTGAAACGCAACGGGCACAACACGGGCGAGGAACAGTACGCGGTCATGCGTCTTGAGGACATGGTGCGTCTCTTGCATAAGGCAGGATACGGGGAGGTGGCGTGATGCAAGACCCGCTATCGGTAATGACTCAGCACATCAAGCGACTCGAAGAAGAACTCAAGAAGTGGAAAAACATTGCGGGCATCATGCACGAGTTCATCCAAGAAGGAGACTGCAAGGGCGCGAAGCAACACTACGAGGAGGAGTGTGCCCCGTGGATGTGACCGACGACATTGTGACCCGACTACGGAAAGCGTTGCAATATGAAGATGGTTACCAAATGACTATTGCGCCAGAAGTTGTGTCGGCTATCGCCGATGAAATTGAACGCTTACGCAGATGGCAGGAATGGGGTCTTCATGTCGCTGCCTGCCCAAACTGGACGAAACGAACTTGTTGGGATTGCGTGTCGCCAGACAATCAAGACACCGCAGAACAGAATGGGTCTGCACAAATCATCAAAGAGAAAACAGGACAACGTGAGTGACCCTAACGAATCACGCACACACGGATACGAACCAACACACGACATCAAACAATTCGACTTCACCAAAGACTTAGCGTTCGGGCATGAAGGCGAAGAACTTGTCACACAGTTTCTTGCTGACCTAAGTCAGGGTTCATTCGAAGTGAAGTATGACCGTTTCCGCAACGGACGTATCTTCGTAGAGTTTGAACAGAACCCACGCAATAGTGGATGGAAACCGTCAGGTATTGCTGTGACGGAAGCCCGATGGTGGGTGTATTTGTTTGCTCCTACAGCGTTCGCTATAATTGAAGTACCCAGACTGAAACGCTACCTGAAACATAACGTCGCCAACATTCGACAGTTGGTAGCAGCGCCAGACTCCGACAATCCAGCGAAAGGATTTTTGCTATACCCAGACCAAGTAAGGGAGATGATGACAGTATCCGCCTACGACTAGAGGACAAATGATAAAACGAATCGTAAGTACCGCAGTAGTAACCGCAGTAATTTTGGGGGGCGCGATGGCAACGGCAATGCCAACCGCAGAAACAGAAGGGTCGCCAGCAAGTCGCATGAACATCCGTCATATTCGAGAGGACTTCACCCCTCCAGCATCAGCGAAAGTCCCACAATGGTGGGCACTCGCACGGCAGGTAGGTTGGGCAGAGAAAGACCTACCCATCCTCGACCGTGTCATCTGGCGCGAATCACGAGGGCAGGTCGATGCGTTCAACCCGCACGACCCGAACGGTGGAAGCCTTTGCCTCCTCCAAATCAACCGTTTCTGGGTGAAGTACCTCCGCCAGAACGGAGTCATCAACAAAGCGAACGACCTGTTCGACCCAGCCACCTGTCTTACGGCAGGGCTGGTCATTCACCGTTACGGTGTTGAGCGTTACGGCTGGGGCTGGGGACCCTGGGCGATATACCCCTGAGATAGGATGACCGACATGAAGGGGAGAACCCGTGCCGAATGGTTTTGCGACCGCTGTGCCATGAGTCTCTCTACCTTTGTACGACTTCTCGAACCACCCATGCACTACTGCACAGGGCGGGACAAGAACAGCACAACGAATAACCGTGTGCCCTTACAAGAAAGAAGGAAGAAATGAATACCATTACCGTTATCGGCAACGCAGGGAAACCTGTTGAGTTGAAGTACACAGCGAGCGGGCTGGCTATGGGGACATTCACCCTCGCCACCACCTCGGGCAAGGACGACAAGAAGCAGACCGTGTGGCACAACGTCACTGTCTTTGGGCAGGTGGCTGAACACGCCGCCTCGTCTATCGAGAAGGGTTCTCATGTCATGGTCGTCGGCAAGTTGGACATCTCCTCGTATGAGGACAAGAAGACTGGTGAGAAGAAGTGGACTACCAAGATTCTCGCTGACGAGATTGGTTTGTCGTGCAGGTTCCGTCCTGTTATCGCAGACAAGACTGAGCAGGTTGTCGGTCAGATTGCGCAGGCGTTCGGCACACCGAAGTTCTTGCAGGAAGAAGCGTTCTAATGGACATTATGAAAATCACGTTGGACCAATGGTTAGAGATTGGTCTTAGGTCAGGATTCACCTCGCCTCCTATCTGCATGATGCACGACGGGCTACCCACCACCATCACCGAAGACGCAGAGATGCTCGATGGTTCAGACCCGTGCGTGTTTCTTATGCGCCTGTATGAATCACCAGAACATAAGGAAGCAATCGAAGCAAACAACTCGGCTACGCAGTGGAGGAATCCATACCGTGAACAACAGGACTGATGGTGCAGAAATCTTGATGGAGGCATACGACCTCATCACAGGCGACCGACACAAGCAATACTCTCACCCGCTAGAGGACTACACGCAGACCCGTGACATCTTCGAAACCTTGACGGGCGTACATCTGACCGTCGAGCAAGCCATCCTGTTCATGGTGTCCGTCAAACTGTCCCGTCTGAGGACAGCAATGGGCGAAGGCAACTGGCATCACGACAGCCTTGTGGACGCTTGCGGATACCTTGGTTGTTTGAACATGGTGCGTGACGCACAGTGGAATCTGTAGCGATTTGACGGAGGTGCGACCATCGGTGTATGGTCTGGGTTCCACAATCTAGGAAAGGGGAGAAAGTATGGGCGTCGAAGCGATACCCAAAGATTTACAGATGACGAAACTTGAATGGTGGGGCGAAACCCCATGCAAAGGAATGGACGAAAAGGTTTTCTTCCCTGACATCGCTCGCGGATACCAAGCCGAAGACCCATACGCCCAAGCGAAGAAGGTGTGCGCGTTCTGCCCACACAGAAACCCCTGTCTCGAACTCGCTATGGAAGCCGAGCGTTTCGAGTTGAACCGATACGGAATGTTTGGGGGCAAGACACCACGGCAACGTCATGCGATACAGAGGTTGCGTGATGGTGGGGTGGAAAGCGAATAGCCCCGCTACGACCGAAGCGAAGGGGGGACTTCGGGAGCAGGGCTATTCAAACAAACAGCCTATCAAAAGGTTACAAGTTTTGTAGCCTTTCGACACGGTAGGTTGCGTGCTTGTACAACATGGAGTTGTCAGCCTCCGTGGTGGCTTGCTGTTCACTGATGAAACGCATGGCGCGTTCAGGGTTGCGGGTGAAACTGTATCCGTTTCTGTATTGCGACCCGAGCCAGTAGCCGTAGCCTCGTTTGCCTACGACACGACGAACCACGAACGCTGGTCGCTTGCGTACGGCACGAAGATACCTTTCCAACCTGACGCTGTTGAACCATCGTCTCATCGGTCACCCCTCATCATGTCCTCGTCCAAGTCTTCCTCGAACTGCGCCATGTCTGTGAGTGTGATAGTCCATCCCCATCTGCGGACAAGGATGTCCACGACGTCGCGTGCCATGCCCTGTGTCGGGATGTTGTGGTGTACCCAGTCTTCGAGTTTGTCCATCATCGTTTCCATCAACGCCCCTTGCCTGCTGGGTGACGGTACATTTCACGGCGACGGTTGCGTTCCTCGTAGCGTTCGATGTCTCGCCCAAGCGTAAACCCACCACAGAATGTGGCAACGATGGAGAGGAACACGATGAGTACTCGGATGTTCTCGCTCATTGTGCTTCCCCCGTGGTGATGTCTGCGAGTTGGCGCAAGGCTTCCTCGAACGCGAACTGGGTTGCGTTGAGTTGTTCCAAGAGTCGGACACCTCGTAATGCTGGTATTGCTTTGTCGCGTATCCCATTGGATACGATGAGGCGTAAGTCCTCGAACTGTCTGATGATTACG